TGGTCTGGACTTTTTCAAGTGGTACTTCGAGATGGTCAAGACCTCGAAGTTCCTGACAGGCAAAGCAAAGGATTGGAAGGCTGACATGGACTTCCTGTTCAACCCAAGCAAGTTTCCCCGAATCATCGAAGGCACATACCACAAGGAGCAAAAATGAGTTACGCATCAGCCAAACAGCGCTACGCTGAAAAAACAACAGGGTTTGAAGACCAACCTGTCAGTCACAACTGCTTTGCCAATGGTTGCCCCATGGCTGGTGGCATCTCAACTGGTGGCAACTGGGTCTGTGCCTACCACCATCAGGCTACCTCGGACACATGGCCTCGAGTGACTGAAGCTCTGCGTGATGCTGAAAGCGTACGTGTTGCGATCAACGAAGTCATGAAGATCGACATGATCTCTTGGGGCGCCAGCGTCAATGGTTACCTACCAAAGTGGCAAGAGTTTGCCGTTCTGTTTGACAATGAGCCAGAGCTTCAGCCCACAGAGCATGAGAAGATCCGCAAAACAAAGTACGAGTACCGCCTGCGTAACGAGCTGGCTATTCGTGCAGGCTTAGCAAAGAGGAAGGCATGACAAAGCATGAAGCCCAAAAAATCCTCAACGAGATCCGTGAGGGGTACGGCAGTGCCTATACCGAGGCTTGCGCCATCGAATGTCTGTATCTCACAGTAGACCTTGGAACACATGATGCAGTGCGAAGCAAGGGAGTGGATCAGTCGGTACGAGAAGAAGGCTATCGAGCGAGGCTCAGGGAGCGCGCAATCATGGTGGCAAGGAGTAAAGAATGACATTGCAAAACGTAGAGGGCAACCAGCCAGCGACGACCTTGTGCGAAGAATGCAAGAGGAGCGTGATTCGCGTCGAGCTCGACTTCCCGCCGGCGGAGCTGTTCCCAAACAGGGCTAAGGGCACACATTGGGGCAAGCTCTACCAACTACGATCAGACTACCGTGAGAACAGCACATGGTTGGCTAAGCACCAACTTAAGGGCTGGAAACACGCAGGCAAGGACATCAAGCTCACGCTGACGTTTGAGATGCCTGATAAACGAAAGCGCGACGCGGACAATTGCTTAGCCGCGGCAAAGGGAGCGCTGGACGGCTTAGCCGACGCAATGATGGTGAACGACCAGCTCTTTCAGCCCATCATGATTTATAGAAAACTAGGAACAAAACCGGGCAAACTAATCGTTGAAATTAAGGAACAAACATGAGCAAGCTTATTGACCCAAACGAAGCCGTGGACTTCATGATCACCAACTCAGCCAAGTACGCCGAGGCAGAGGCAACAAAGGTGTACATGGAAGAGCTAAGGAAGACCATCAAAGCCGAGGAAATGAAAAACGCTGAGATCTATGGCAATGGCGAGTACAAGACTGCCGCCATGCAGGAGCGCGAAGCCTACGCCTCCCCACGCTACAGAGAGCACCTAGATGCCCTTAGACAAGCCGTAGAGGAGCGCGAACGCCTTCGGTGGCTCCTCATAGCCTGTCAGGAAAGAATCGCCGTATGGCGCTCTATGGAAGCTTCTAATCGCCACGTCGAGAAGGCGACCTTGTGAACAACACCCTCACGGCGAAGGAAAGAGCGTACGTGGGGCTTGTCAAAGAGCTTCCGTGCTCTGTGTGTGATGCGCCCCCACCGAGTGACGCCCACCACGTCAAACAGCACAGGCAGTACACCTGCGTGGCTTTGTGCAAGGACTGCCACCAAGGGAGCTTCAATGGGTGGCATGGGCAGAGGCGCATGTGGTCAATCATGAAGATGGACGAGCAGGACGCCCTAAACGTGACCATCGAGAGGGTCGTAGCTTTTTTGATGAAAGGTTAGGGTTTGTCCTAATAAAAATATTTTCAAAAGACTTCACAAGCGCTTTAACTTGATGTTAAGATAGCGTCACTGCAACAAGCAGGTTACATGAAAAAGGAAATTAGAAATGACTACTACTACAGCTCTCAAGATCGTTGACCAACTCGGTTTGATCGAAGACCAAATCGCCGCTCTGCAAGAGCAGGCAGACGACCTCAAGAACCAACTCAAATTGTTGGGCCAAGGTTCTTACGCTGGCACGATGTACGTGACCACCATCAAGCACACACCAGAGAAGAAAACGACAGCATGGTCTGCCGTTGCCAAAGAGCTGAACGCTCCTGCTGACCTGATTGCCAAGCACACCAAGGTCACCTACAACATCCTCGCCGCCGAAACAAAGGCACTGTCAAACTAATCCCTGCCCTTCGGGGCATTTACTTGAAAGACCATCATGAACTACCAAGAAATTTACATCGAAGCACTGAGAGCCGCAGAGTCCGCTGAGTCTGCATTTATGGAAAAGCATGGCGAGCCAATGTACTGTGGCTTTGCTTGGGTTGACCTGCCAAGCGCACGGACACCGTTCGTGACTTGGTGCAAGAAAAACAATGTCGGTCGTAAGCACTGGCAAAAAGGCTGGTCTATCTGGAACCCAGCCAACAACCCAACACAGTCCATGGACGTCAAAGAAGCTGGCGCCTATGCATTCGCAGAAGTCCTGCGCAAGCATGGCATCACAGCGTACGCCGGCTCACGCGCAGATTGATTAGGGAAAGTCCCTATATCTGACACGTTTTAATTTCGTGTTACAATTCATTCACGCCAATAAGGCGGTTACTTGAAGGAAAATTATGAGCAACGCATACGAATCTTATCTGGCTGACTGGCAAGCTGGGCACCCTAACGTGGTCAAGCCAGAGAAACCCCTCTCTCGCCCTGACATGACTGGCGCAGAGCCAATCGTTGGCAACCGTGTGTGGGACAACAGAAGCAAATGCTTTCAACTGGCTGATGGTCGCGTTCTGGAAATTGGACAGACGACCAACTGGATGGACATATACGCCGTCTTCCCCAGCCTTGACGCATGGAACTCTTTTGCACAACCCCTCTCATTCAACGAATATTGGAACGGCTAAATCATGACAAACGAAATTGAAACATCATTCAACACCGAGGCAGAGGTGCGCATCAGCGCTGACCAGTACGAGGGCGGCGTATGGCTGTCCCTGCAAGGTCGCCGCTCAATGATGAGCGTCCCAATGACTCGTTCCGAGGCTGAGCAACTGCTGGCCAACTTGCAACTCGTACTCGCAAAAGAGGTGGCTTGATGTACGACAGCGTCACATGGGGTCGTGTAGTCCCTGCAAACTACGTATGGAACTTCCTGTCAGAAGATCAACTGTTAGACAACATGCAACGCATCTGGGACAACCCAGCCAATTGCGCGATGTCTCACCTCAAGGCAGGGATATCCCAGCTTGAAACTCGTGGCATTCTGACAAGCGAAGAGGCGGCTTCCTGCCTTAAAGAAACATTGAGATTAAGAGCCAAAGCAAAGCGGGAGGCGTTAGCATGAGCGAGACCAACATGAGCCCGTACGTCAAAGGTTTCAACGCAGGTGTGGACTGTGTTTTGACCGAAATTAGGCGCCTTGAGAAAATAGCCCCTATAAACCTTGAACAGCTCCTCAAGCACCTTGACCCTCAACTCGACCAGAAAACGGCTCAAACGCCCGATAAAGGGGCTCCATGAAGCTGTCTTTGATCAAGAGCATACGGGTTACGCTCCGCGGAATACCTGATGGCATGACCTTAGAAGATCTATCAGAACTGCTAGACAGATCAAAGTACAACGTCAGGAAGAGTCTTAAGAACATGCCAGACGTATACATAGATCGATGGGAAGTGGCGCCAAGGGGGCAGTACAAAGCTGTCTGGTGTATCTGCATCCCACCAACAGATTGTCCAAGACCAGATGGGAAAAGCAATGATTCATACTGAAGAAGACGACGAGTTTGCGCGCATTGAGCGTGAGAACGCCATGAAGGGGCAACCCTACTACTACAAGCCGCGGACTGAGCTAAAAAGCTTGACAGACGAAGAGATTCAGAGAGCTTTAGGCGTAACTGCTGACAGCTCCAATTGGAACATGATTATGGTGCTTGAGTGGGCAAAGAAGATTGAAGCCGCAATATTGGAGAAAAACAATGGATGACGACGACGTACAGGATTACGTACGCCCTTGGAAGGGGCTGACGGATGAGGAGCTTGATGCTTTACACAGGGCGGTCAAAGTTCGGCTCATGGGAACTTATGACACTAAAGATATTTACCGAGCCATTGAAGCCAAGCTTAAGGAGAAAAACACATGAGCGAAGCAGAGCTAAACATTTGGGAAAGGGCACTGGGCTGGCGCAAAAGGCAGATGATCCAACGCCAGCTCGACCCCATCACAAACAAGATCAGGAACGATACGCTCGAAGAGGTGGCGAAAGAGTTCGAGAAGATGGGCGCCTTTGAGAAGGACACTATGGCAAGCTTTGCCTCTTACGTACGAGGACTCAAGAAATGACTGAGGAGATCTGGGCGCCAGAATGGATAGAACAAAACCCTGAGCTGGCAAACAAAGCCATCACAGAGCTACAGGTCAAGGTGCAGGAGCTCGAGTCGAAGCTGAAACACATCACAGTAAAAGCCGCAAAATTGGAAAGCCTCAACAAAGAATACAAGCTAACCATCAAGGACATGGATAGAAGAATCATGCGGGGATTGAAGGACTGATTGCATACAAACACAAAGATCCGTTAAACTTTGCGTTAAAGGAGTTCAGTGATGGCAAAGAAACCAAAAGATCTTTCCAGCGACACAGTCGCCGATGTGACAGGTAAGCCGCAAACAAAAGAAGAGACAAAGATGGGCAGACCCTCCATTTACTCAGATGCATTAGCTATCAAGATCTGTACAAGGCTAGGATTAGGTGAGAGCTTACGCAAGATATGCTTAGACGATGACATGCCAAGCATGGCGTCCGTAATGACGTGGTTGACCACCAAGGCTGACTTTCTTGAGCAATACACACGCGCACGTGAGATTCAGGCTGAGACGCAGTTCGATGAAATGATCGACATTGTTGACCAACACCCTGATCTTGCTCGCGTTGTGGACAAGGATGGCGCGCTGGTCGAGGTCAAGTTCGACTCCTCTTACGTGCAGTGGATGAAGCTTCGCATTGACACTCGCAAGTGGACAGCCGCTCGTATGGCGCCTAAGAAGTACAACGAACGGGTAATGCCCTCTGAGGAGCAGGACGACCGCAACATCATTGACGTAGACGTCAAGGCGAAGATGGATGTAGCGATCAAGCGCTTAGAGCTTATTCGGATTGCTGAATGAGCGCGGTCATAGAGCCAGAGATTCTGGAGATCCTGTCTGACAAGGACAACCTGCGCAGGAGTGGCCCCTTCCACGGCTCAGCTTACGCCAAGCGCACGGAATGGCTCTCAGGCGCCTTCAATCATCAGAAGCTACCTCAAGGTACTTGGTGGAGTATCTGGTTAATGCTTGCAGGCCGAGGCGCGGGAAAAACGAGAACAGCGGCTGAGCAGATATGGTGGTGGGCTTGGGAGAACCCCAACACCCGTTGGCTCGTCTCCGCTCCCACATCGATGGACGTTCGCGGTACATGCTTTGAGGGTGAGTCAGGACTTATGGCTGTGATCCCTCCGATCCTCATCAGGGACTACAACAAAGCCCTACACGAGATTGTGCTGATCAACGGGAGCTTGATCAAAGGTATCAGCGCCAGCGAGCCTGATCGTTTCCGTGGTGGTCAGTACCACGGTGCATGGCTCGATGAGCTTGCCGCATGGGACTACCTCGACGAAGCTTGGTACAACATACAGTTCGCCGTCCGCTTAAAGAAGGCAGACGGTCGCACCCAGATTATTGCCACGACTACCCCACGACCCAAAGACCTAATCGTAGAGCTTGTAGGGCGTGAAGGAGACGATGTAGCCCTCACGACGGCATCTACCTACGTCAACCTCGAGAACCTGTCGGCAAGCTTCAAGAAGCAGATCCTCAGCTATGAAGGAACCAAGATAGGGCGTCAAGAGATCCACGCAGAGCTGATAGACGCGGAGGAGTCAGGTATCGTCAAGCGCGACATGTTCAAGCTGTGGGCGCCTAACAAGCCGTTCCCTAAGTTCGAGTACATCCTGCAAAGCTACGACTGCGCCAGCTCGGAGAAGACTGTCAACGATCCGACAGCCTCTATCACGTTCGGCGTGTTCAAACCCCTCGATGGCCCCATGTCCGCGATGGTGATCGACTGTTGGCAGGATAGGCTTCAGTATCCAGACCTACGCCCTAAGGTGATCGAGGAGTACGACGTGGTGTACGGTGAGGGCAAGGACAAGAAGCGCGTTGACCTGATCCTCGTGGAAGACAAGTCCGCAGGCATAGCTCTTATACAAGACTTGCAACGTGGGCACTTGCCTGTTCGGGCGTACAACCCCGGCCGCGCTGACAAGATCCAACGCCTGAACATTGTGTCCAACATCATTGCCGCGGGGCGCGTCTGGATCCCTGAGAGCAGTGTCAGGAAGGGCTACGTCAAGGACTGGGCTGAGGGCTTTGTGTCCCAGATCTGCTCATTCCCTGACTCTACGCACGATGACTTCGTGGACGCCTGCACCCAAGGCTTGCGGTTCCTACGTGACGCTGGCTGGCTGGACATCGATGGCGCCCCACGTGACGACTATGACGAGGACGACTACTTGGACAGCGGTATGGCGAAGAAACGCGAGAACCCGTATTCAGCATGATGGACGAACGCCAACACCCAAGGTATCATTGGGCTAACAGCAACTCAGCGGGATAAGCCATGGCTGACGAAAACAAACCAGCGTTCTACCCACGAGTTGGGAACATCAAGGCAAAGAACTTCAAGTCGGCTCAGCCGATGCCGTTCATTGATGACGAACGTGCGATGGAGCTCCCGCAGTACAGCGAAGTCATCCCTAAGTTTGGAACGGTTGACCTCAGCGTCCCTACCAAAGAGAACCTAGAGCTGAACAGACGCATTACCCAACGCGATGCTGACCTCATGCGTCAAGTACAGGCTGACAGATCCCCCCTTGAGAAGCTTGCTGGTGGCATACAGGCTGGCAGGTTCATGGGTTCAGCTATGTTGCAGGGCATCAATGCCATGCCAACACGTATTATTGGTCAAGGCACTGCGGCTGAACGAGAGGCAAGGGCTGACAAGTTAATTGAAGACCGTTTATACAAGCCCACACAACCTTTGGCGTATGAATACACGCAAGACGTGATGGACTTCCTTGACAAGCTTGAGACTGATTACAAGATCCCACCACTGCTACCCGAGGCGTTGCCTTTGCAGTATCTGTCAGGCCCCGCCACAGCCCAAGCCGCTAAGGCGGCAGGCAAGGGTGCAGTGAAGGCTGGTATGGCGCTAGAGCGCCGTATGGAGCCCGTTGTCAGGGGTGCCTTAGAAAGCGGTGGCTTACCTCGTGAGATGGCTTTGGGTATGGGCGCCAACACGCAGTCCAACGTGGTCAAGCCCTACGGTGGCAATTGGTTGGGTGGTGGTGAGAGGTTAGGAATACCAGAGAATGACTTGGGTAGATTGAAGACATTAGCTGGCTCAGAACAAAGAATAGCTGAATTACAAGCCGAAGTTGAAGAGGCTACCAAGATGGGTGATCAGGGCTACCTGAACGCCGCTATGGGAGACCTGCAACGAGTTAAGGGATACCGAGCCGTCAATGACTGGATCGATAGAAACCTGACCAACTACGTTAAAAAAGAGATGGGGACGCCTGATGACCCAGTTCGTAAGCTGGCTGAAGAGGGCATCATCCATACCCCGCTACGTGAAGACCTAGATCGCATGGACTATCTTCAGGCTACACGCAAGGCAGAAGGATTTCCTGCCGAGGGCATGGCACAGTCACCACTTGCCAAACAGTGGGAGAACTTAGCCGATGATGCAATCAGGGTCACCAAGGCTGGCAAGATACAAGAGGCGGCAGATATTTCCGAAAGGGTATTGCAAGCCAGAACCGAGATAGACGCTTACACAAAAGAGCTTGATAAAAACTTCCTTGCTCGTATGGGTGAGCATGTAGGCAACAAAGATTTTAGCCCTAAAGAAGCTGAAATACTTATGCGAATGCCAGAAATTCAAAAGGCAGAGATTTTAGGCGACACAAAGTATAAAGAGCTCAAAGAAAATTTATATAACTTAATGGCAAGAGAGCAAGGGTTTGAGAAGAGAGCTGGTGAACTCAATCCGTTTGTTAGCAAGCTTGACCCAGAGACAAGGCTGTATTCAGGTGGGGTATATGACTTGGGCTTTGATCACATTGTTGACGTACTTCGTGAAGACGTATACGCTGGTCGCATCCGACCTGAGCAACTCAACAAAGTCAGCATGGAGCAGGCTGTACGTCGCACCTTTGAGTATGACCAAGAGCTTGCAAAGAAGATGGAGGCGGCTCGCCAAACGTCTCGTGCTGAGTTACCTGTGTACAAAGAATACCCAGAAGGGCTGAAGTGGGTGGAGCTGAACCGCCCCGGCGACTTTGCCGCGGAGTCAGACGCCATGGGTCACTCAGTCCGTGGCTATGAACCACCAGAGGGAAGTCCTGACTGGACTAAAGCTTCGGGGGACAGTGGCTACGGTGGCTACGGTCATGGTGGCTGGGATGCCATCAAGAGCGGAAGAGCTAAGGTCTACTCACTGATCGACTCCAAGGGTGAGCCACACGTCACGGTGGAGGTTGCCGCAACTGGTATGACTCCTGAACAGCGCCAGTATAAGATTGGTTTTCTGGCTGATCAGCTACAAAAAGAAGGGAAGTCGGCAGAGGACGCTTTGCGGCAGGCTGAAAAGATTTACCCTGAAGAGCGTAAAGAGGCGATCACGCAGATCAAAGGCAAAAGCAACGCCAAGCCTAAAGCGGACTACATACCATTTGTGCAGGACTTTGTACGTGGTGGTAATTGGTCTGATGTTCGCGACTTTAGCAACACTGACTTGATTTCAGCGGATCAAATTAGAAAAGCTGGCTGGGACATGTCTCACGTTAATAAAAAATATCTTACCAAGCAGGAGTACGACGACCTGTTGCTTAACGAGCTGAACAGAGTAGAAGGCAACGGCATGAAGCGTGGAGGTGTGGTCATCTCCAAGAACCCAGACACCATGATGCTGGCTGTTAACAACCAGAAGATGAAGAACGGTGAGCCTGCTTACGCTGGTGGCAAAGGGGTTGTTAAGCAAAGTTTAAAGGCGGCTAAGCCTCCGAAGATTGACGTGCCTATTCGCTTCCCAGTGTCGAGAGGCCCTTCCGTGCCAGAGATACGCGCTATGGCTGAGCGTATGGCTCCTCAAGTCATGGGTGAGTTTGTTCGTGCCGCACCAACGCCTAGCAATCCCAAGCCAAGCACAAGCGTGACAGGTAAAACACAGAAGCAGTTTGAGCGCGAAAAAACATTGCCGATTGAGTATCAGAACATCAAGGAGCCAGTAACGCCTGAAGTGTTTGACTACGCGCAAAAGAAAGGCGCGTTGTTAATTGGCGCGCAGGGCGACGTGACGCCGGGCAACCGCATGTTAATGTCGATTGATGAGCAACCATTGTCCGTCCCTGTCCACCTACAAGCTGGCCCTGAGTGGGAGCTGTATAACCCCTCAGCATGGGCGGCTTCAGATCAGATGGCTAAGACCTACATGAACAGAGCGGATAAAGCGGCTGAGGCTTATAACGCTGATCCGTACCTGCACTATCACAAGATGACGCCAGATGCGAACTTCTATGCTATGCATCATCTCAACTCAGTCCTTGGTCACTTGCGCCCTGAAGAGCTGATGTTGCGTAATCCCAAGCTATACCAGCAAATGGTCGAAGAGATCCGCACACGTGATGTAGGCTATGGTAAGCATCCTGAGTTTGAAGGGTTTGAAGACCCGCTGAACTTACAGATCCACGCCCAAATGGATCCTAACTTCCGTCGCCACCTTAGCGCTATCTTTGATGGCCCTAGGTTCACTGAACGCTATGGCTTAAACAGCGGTCAGGACGTAATGGCGGCTACATCGTTGCCTGAGCTTCGTGACTTAGAAGCTGGCGCTAGTGGCTACGCTATCGTGCCGTTAGACGTTAAGGCTCCCTTGAAGCACTTCGAGGCTGAGAGCCAAACCTACGATACTGGCTTCCCTAAAGCTGGTGCTTCTGGTCGTTCTAAGTATCCATCACCTTATCAATTGATCTACCGTGATACGCTGAACTGGATGAAGGACAACCCTTCAGAGAAAAAGTCTAGTGAGTTTGGGCGCATGAACATGATCGTGCCCAAGCAACAGATTGACAACGAGCTGATCGAAGCCATTGGTGAGTACCAACGCCGCATGAAGGAGCTGACAGGCAAGAAGAAGGGCGGAGCCGTCAAGAAAGCTGAAGGCGGATACCTTAAGAAGCCAGCCGCTTACATCAACGGCGACGAGTTCGTGAACGCCGCTAAGAAGTACGGCATCAAAGACAGCATGAACAACCTGAACAAGATCGTAGACCTTGTCAACAAGGGCTTGTCAGTAGATGATGCGGCACGTCAAGTTGCTGACAGTGGTATGAACAAAGCCGCTGGTGGCGCTATCCGTGGTGACGACCTGATCTTAGAAGAGAGACCGCTATGAGTTTACTTCGTGGAGCATTACAGCCGGGCTTAGCCGTCGTCAAGAAGACCGCACCCTTTTACTCTGCTGTGGATGAGGCGCTTGCCGCTATCAAGAGACCCAAGGGCACAGGCGCTGAGTTCTACACAGAGCTGACCAAGCAGGCAGGCGTTAAGAAGGCTGAGCTGGCTGACCGTAAGCTTGAGCAGGCATTCAAAGCCAAGGGCAAGATGATTAAGGAAGAGGCTCAGCAAGTATTGGCTGACAACCCGCCTCCCAAGCTCAAAGAGAAAGTGTACGACGAGTCAACCGCCATAGACGAGGACGACCTCCGAGAGATGGTGTCTCAAGAGATGTTTGGAGTTCCATACAGCACTATTGGCTTTAGTGGTGCTCGGCATCGCCAGATCTCGGATGAGGTCTACAGGCGCATGGATGCCGACAATGGCACAAAGTACGGCAAGTACAGAACACCAGACGGTGAGAACTACCGTGAGATCTTGCTTAAGTTGCCAGATGACAAGCAACGTTTTTGGGCAAAAAACGGTCAAGGAGTTGAGCGGATATTCAGTGATCCCGATGAGGCGTCAAGATTTGCTGGGTCAAGTGGTGATGCACGGGCAATGGATGATCAGACCGTTAATCGAATGCGTAATCAATACTATTCCAGCCACTGGGAAGATGAACCCAACGTCCTAGCCCACATGCGCGTTCAAGACCGCAAAGGCCCCAACGGAGAGAGGATCCTGCACGTCGAAGAGATTCAATCTGACTGGCATCAAGCTGGGCGCAAGAAGGGATATAAACCCGATGACTACATAGAGCAAAGCAATGCGCTAGACAAAGAATTTCAGGATTTAGTTAACAAGCGCGGCCAACTTCGCGATGAAGCAGAGCGCATAGGTTATCGCGGAGAAGGACATAAAGCTTTAGTTGAGGAAGCCAACAGCATCACCCCCAGACTCATGCAATTGCAAGAGCAAAGGGACAAGATGAGGGATGTCATCAATTACGGTGTACCCGACGCGCCGTTTAAAAAGAACTGGCAC